TCTTAATGGGATAGCTGTGAATTGATCTTCCAATACCGGAATACGGACCGCGTTTCTAAATTGATCAATTGTCACTTTCTGGCTACGAGTAATCAAAGCTTCTTCGTTGCCTTCCAGTGTGGACGATCCCGTTACACCATTGCCTGAGAGAGCGTTAACTAAAGAGAACGTAACTGAATCGCCAGGTTTCTTGGTTAAATCTTCCTTAACATTGATCACTGAATTGGATTTAGAGCCCATAAAAGGCTTGAAAATCGAAGCGTTCAGAGAATCTACGAAGAATTTCTCGTCCCACTGTTGGACCGTTAAGCCGGTCGCTGCTGCTGTATCTGCCATGATGTTACACCTTAATCATTAAATAATGTACTTAAGGTAGATGGCCCTTGCCAAGTCGGCTGTTTAACCGTGCCTTGGGACGTTTCATCTACCAACGAAGTTGGGATAGAATCACGTAAGTTTTTATCGGCGGTTGTCTTGCCTTCCAATTCTGCTTTGATTTCTGCTCTAACCTGCACCTCAATTTCTGCGCGGGTCTTCTTTTCATACTCGTCGATATTTTGCATTTTTTCCATTTTTTCATGTTTGGACACAATATCCGCTATTTCATGATATGGACTGACTGCGTTATATACTTGAGCTTCCAAAGCTGGATTGGCGGCTTTCAACTCTTTAAAAGCTTCAACCTTCAAAGCCAATGCTTCTGCACCAAACTCTCGTTGAGCATAAAACTCTGATTGATTGGCGCGGTCATTAAACCGGTCAGTATCAATCTTATCTTGAAATTGTTTGGTGTAGGCTGCCTGGTCTTCAAAGATATCAGGGAGAGGTTCTTTCGCCTTTTGAGCGGTAATCTCTGCCAGTTTACCTTCTAAAGTTTGCCGTTTCTCACGTTCTGCCATTAATGCCTGTATTGGCACACTTTTGGATTCTGGCTCTTTTACTTCGGGAGCTGTCGGCGCTTCCGGTTTATCTTCTTTTTCGACCTTTTCGGGCTTTGCCTCTGCTTTATCTTCAACCTTTTCGACTTCTTCGACTATTTCAGCCGCTTCCTCTTTAGGTTGTTCAATTGCTTCGGGTTCACCGTCATCTAGTATTGTCGCTAAATTATCCATTTGTGCTTCCTATCGCCCTTTCGATGGCGTTTCGATCACCCGTAAGCCGGTGGCGCTTTTCTCACTTAATGTAAGAACTTCATGTTTTCAATTTTACCACTAAATAGTCTTAATAACCAATTAGTGCGTTTTTCTTAAATAGACACGCTCGTTTTATCAGGATTAGCCAATATTAGAGCGTTTTCTATTTGTTTCTGTGTGGCTTCGTGTATGGTTTTCTGAGTAGTCGCATCGTTTCTATTAATTTCTGACTGTGTTTTGTTGGCCTCTAATTCAGCTAAAGCGCTCTGAACTTGTGCTTGTTGTTCTAATACTGCGCCCTGTTGCTGTCGTTTTTGCTGGTCTTCTGGTGATAAATCTTTACCTGTCAGCTTATCCTTGTTTCTCAATGAGGACATTTCAACCACCGCCTCCCAAGGGATACCATCAGGATTCTGCTCTGATTTGGGGTTAGCCTGGTACATCTTGACCAATAAATCAAACTGCTCACCTTGTAGATTCACAGTGTCGGGCACTTCTTCCAGGATAATATCGACGTCTATTTCTGCGACATCGTTATCGGTTGCTACGACTTGACCTAATTCTGGATCACCGGCAACCACTTGATCAATCTTCTCACCAAATTGGGCCTTAACATCTTGAAGGCTTAAACCAGTCTTTTGCATGACCGCTTGTTCTGCCATCGTAATAGGCTGATTAAGTCCGACCCATTTAAGATTGTCCTCACTATCTGTGACCCTTAACCACTTTTCTTCCTTCCAAAATTGCTTAATACGTGACCAAATAGCCCTTGCTACTCGTTTCTTCCATTGTTGATGTACGTCGAATAATGGGGCCAATTCTATGGAACCGCCTTGTTGCATGGCTTGAACCGCTCGACCACTTAAACCTCCCTCAGTCTTACCGGCCAATGCAGCGTTTGCGCTCACCGCGTCCATTTGTTGAATAGACTCTTGATACATGGCAAATTGTGCTTGACCTAAACCGCTATCGGGAATAATGCCAAAGTCTTTACCAAATTCACCATTGGCTGGAAACTCTAAATGTCCATCAGGTTTGTTAGCTTCTCGCTTGAACCGGTTAATATCTTTTATGTGACCCTCTTTGCTGAAGGTCTGCTTGACGTTTAATAAGTGCAAAGCCTTGGACCGGCGTTTGTTAATTTCGTCCTGAATATCAATTAGACCTTTGACCGCGCCGTATCGGTTGCCCTCTCGATCAATCTTCATGCTCATCATAATGAAAGGATTTTCAGGTTTGCCAATTTCATCCACATACGTTGATACTTCTGGATCTTCCAGGAATACCCCTTTTGTGTAAATAGCGGTAAACCATTCACCCTTCTCAATGTAGTTGATTTGAACCACCATCACACGCTTACGATTAGAGTCAAACCATTGTCTGGAGGTGGGTTTATCTTCGTAGGTTTGGCCGGTACTAAGAACATGTTCCATTTGGGTGTCAAGTTCTGCGGCTTTCTTTTCGCCCCACTTTAGCTTCGCTTCATCAAAGTCCATCCACATCACTAAACCATCATACCGGCTATCCTTATGATCTCGTCGTCTTGAGTGAGGATCATAAAAGTAACGGTCCCATACAATCTGTTTAATGTTTATTTCAAACGTCTTTGGATCAACCTCAACCGATACCCCGCCAATGCCTTCAATTAACCCGTTTTCAAACACATCAGAGCTAATCACATCGAAAGTATTATTATCTTGCACGTATCGAATGCCATCAGTGGCCGCGTCTGCTGCCTCGTCATGGTTGGGTGTTCTTGGGAATGCTTTAGGGTCTGACCGTTGTCGTCGCTCTGAACCTAGTAGAAAATCAATCTTTGGTTGAATACGGTTGAATACGATAGGCGGTTGTTTGCGGCGGTTAAGCTCTGCCACCTCTTCCGATGTAAGCTGAATACCATCATAATAGTCTCTGGCTCGTTCACTCTCGACCCTGGCATCGTCAGAAGAAGAAGCCGAATCCTCGAAGTATTGAACTAATACGTTTAAATCTATCGCCATTTTAATATCCTATGCAACTTTCCATGAATCTTCATTGTAATCGTCGTTATCGAATGCTTTGTCATATCTGTCTGGTTTCGTTAAATCTTTCTCAGTGCTTGGACCCGATGCCCAAACCTTGTTAATCATTCTTGCGAAATTAGTACACGCATCCACTTTGTCATCAAATACACCCGCCGGAAAACTCACTAGCTGATTCACTAAGTCTTCAGCCCATTGCTCACCTATTGGCAAATAAATTAAACCTGAACTTGCTAATGCCTGGAAGGTCCTTGCCCCCGCTTCTTTGTTGTTCGCAACGGTTGGTATCCATTCCAGTATCGTAAACGCTCGACGTTTTCTCATCCTCACTTCTAAAAATGGCTCTATTGCCTTTCTGATAACGCCGGTTTCAGCGCCCCACATGCAAATATTCCATTTCAGTATCAAATCTAACTGAGCTTCAATGATAACGTCTGTCTTCTCTTGAGCGCCCCACCAGTCAGCAACGTAAATATTATCGTTGGGAGCCACGCCAAACACGCCTAATTCAGTAAAATCACCATCGTTCTTGGTGACTGCGTAATCTCCACCACCGTAATAGGTTAAATGGTCTGGTAGTTTGTCGTACCAGTTAAAATCATCTCTAGAGAAAAACACACCTTCGTCTGGTGTTGGATTCTGTTGATACAGTGCTGACCAGTCTCTAGGCCCAATAACATGCTTAGTTTGCTTTAAGTAGTCCAGGTTGTACCATTCAGGCCATAATGCTTGCTCGTCGTCTGTACCCTCGTTCTTAATCGCTTGAAGGTTGATTCTCTTCCACTTATCGCCGCCTTTCTTCTCTTCTTCTAAAAGTCTACCGGCTAAATCATCTTCATGCCACCTAGTTAAAATGATTATAATTGCTGCACCTGGCATCAATCTAGTATAAAAGGTTGAGGTGTACCATTTCCAAACCTTATCCCGTATTATCTGTGAATCTGCATCCTCTCTGTTTTTAAAAGGATCATCAATTAGGGCTATGTGTGCACCTCGTCCTGTTATCGCACCACCAACACCGGTTGATATATAAACCCCATCTTCATTAGTGTGCCATCTGTTCGCGCTTTTAGAGTCAAACCTTAATCGAGTGTCGAATAACTTTTCGTACTCTTGGCTATCGACTATACCTCTAACATCTCGTCCAAAGTCACTGGCTAAGTCATGCCCGTAAGTTGTAGCAATTATCTGTTTGTCTGGATTCTTACCCAAGTACCAGGCCGGAAACCTTCTAGACCCTAATTCGCTTTTAGTGTGTCTTGGTGGAGCTTCTATGATTAAACGTAAGCATTCACCCCTCTCAACCTCTTCTAAGGCTTCAGCTATCACATGATGATGCTCACCACTTTCAAAGTTAGGCATTGTGTATTCAGTAAAAGACAATAAGCTCTTACGGGCTGCCCTTCTTCTTAATAGTTCAATCGCTGCCGTTTGTGGCGATATCTGTAAGTGCTTCGTCTGAGAGTTCATCTACCCTCGCTTCTGTATTGTCTGCAACGTCAATCTGTTGAACAGCTTTACCGTCTAATCTATCGTTGATTTCTTTCATTGCCATTAAATCACCGTCTACCAAGGCTTTCGTTATGATTGGTTTCCACATAAGGATAAGCGTTCTAATGACCCCTACAACCTCTAATCCCTCATAAGGATCGTCCTTAGTTGCATCGAAGTTCTTTAGGGCAATCTCTAGCGCTTTACGGCCTTGTCTGCCTATTGAGGCGTTGTTATTGCCCTTAGGTGCACCAGCCATATTAATTCAATTCCAACATTTTGTTATATATAGTTAACACTTTACTAATCCACCCATAGATAATTGTACACGTTTAAGAATATCTCTCTTTGTTGATACTGAGGGATAAACCGTTGTTTTCTTATCTTACTTGTAATCTCTCTTGCTTTCGTTTGATTTAACATGTCTTTCATATCACTTGATTTAATCATTTTGAGATACTCGGTCCAAACTCAATTGACTTATACCCTTTATTATAGTGATATTCAAACCATTTAAAACTAGGTCCATCCAAATAACTATGAGTTGCTAGCATTCTTCGTTCAACCTTTTTTAACCAGATAAACCGATTATCCCACGTTTTAACTGGAAACCAAGCAAACCATATGTGCCATTGAGATACTGGAGAGGCAAATTGGTATTTGTGATTACTTTCCATAATAGAAACCGACACCATGAACTAACACTAAATCGCCATAAGTGGTTTTACTGCCTATGGTTTTGGTATTATCTTTAGCTAATACTTCACGTTTGATGTTTCTTAATAGATTTAGCTTCTCTGTGTTATCCATCCATTCGCCCCCACTTACTGTTTGGCATATATAAATTGATGGCCAGCATAATAGGCATGAAGATGTAAACTGGTATATTAAAATAAAGCACTATAAATACTTGCAGAATAAGAACCGATACCATTATTGATAACTTTTTTATGTTAGTCATTACGCCTCATCTCCCCTATTTCGCCTATATGGTGGATATGGTTGATTTCTGATTGGGGTATGTAACTACCTGATGCTTGAACGGCATTGTCACATATATCCATTAAGGATAAGTCAAAGTGTTTAGCGATTGCTATAGCGTCACGCTTTTGGATAATAAAGGGGAAGGTTGAGTCATCTTCCTCGCTTAAGTTAATAGCTATACTGCCTTCGATTGTGATGTTTACGGATTCCGCGTCACTATCACTCCACTTATGCTTAGTTATATCATTCATAATTTATCCCTTTTTACGCTTATTACCGCTTGTCTTCCGCTTGTGCATGGTTTTCTTATTTGTTTTGGCTCTTTGGCCTCGCCCTGGTTTCTTGTCAGTCATTTCAACCTCCTGGTGCGTGTGAGTTTTCTAGTAAAGATTCAATAATTAATGTGTTTTTGTTGGCTTGGGATTCTAATAAATCTAACCTAGCCTGTAGCTCTGGCGATACCTTTCCGCCTTGTAGGATTTGTTCCGCCCTTGCTTTGGCGTCTGCACGGATGACGTCATCATATCCCATTACCGAAATAGCCGATGCAATAGTCTGAACTAGCATGCTAATACTGGCACAAATTATAACAATTATTAAAGGCGTTTTGCTTTTGTCGTTGCTATTGTCAGTCATTAATACCGACCTATGGTACTTTTAGTAATTTTTGGATCGTTTGCATCCACTTTAAAAAAGAATACATCTGTTTGCCCGTCTGCTAGTACTGCGGTGAGTTTAATAAGCGAAACACCTTCTGAAGCTGTTGTTATGAGTGCGGTTGCAACATTGCTTGTTAAGTTTTCATTACTTATCGTTGCGCTACCGTTATCGACCAGCCATACAACGCTAGAAACCGTAGTACCTAACCTTCCCGCCTTTACTGACCAATCAACCGTATAATTAGTTGCTTCGCCTTCATACGCTTGCCAACTTTGAACTTTCATGCAATCATGTCTCTCGTTTTAAATTCAGTGACCATTATCGGCACATCACCGCGCACTGTCATTGCTATTTTAACATACTGAGCAAACATTTTATTGCCAATCAGCACTTGTGATATATATACCCCTTCTCGCCATACGCCATCACTATACACCGTTTCATTCCAGACGCCGGTTTTCCAGACACCGTTAACACTTAAACTCATGCGATATCGAACGGGGTCGTTTTACCGTCACCTGTAATTGTTCCACCGTTAATACTTACTACATTCACATTAGTTGTAAATCCAACTGCTGCCGCTATTGCTGCTGTGCTCGGCGGTGTAGTTGTATTCCAATCTTGTGTCGTTAATGAATATCCCGTTTTACCGACATTCCAGTTTTGGGTGGTTAGCGTGTAGCCCGTTTTGCCAACATTAAATCCGGTAGCCGTTAACCAGTTACCTTGATTAGCCTGTAAATCATTAGCGTCAGACGCAATAGCCGCAAGCTGAGTAGAATTAGCATCCATATCAGCCGTTATTTGTTCAACCGTTGGGGCACTTCCGCCTCCACCAGTTACCCAATCTGAATCCCCTCTATTCCTGATTGCTTCCAGGCTATCGGTTGAGGTTGAGAATGTAGCGCCTTGGATATCGTCCACTTTACTATCTAATGTTGATAGGTTGGCCGCTGTGGCTGCTGAGTCAGTGCCGCGCATTGCGGTAGTTGGTATAGCATTAAGCGTAGTTTCCATTGTGTCTTGTTTGGCGCTTGTGGCGGCATTATCAGTACCACGCATTGCTGTCGTTGGTATTGCTGCAATATCTGTCGGTAAATTACCAGCATCAAGCTCAGCTAATCTTGTTTCTGTACACACACTCGCCAAGGCTGCGCTGTCCGTGCCTCTCATAGCAGTTGTTGGGATGGCGGATATTCCTGCGGTATGGTCTGCGGTTTGGGGTACGCTGGCAGTATCTAAATCAAAGGCATGTTGAGCGCTAGCGTTTCCGTATGTATCGAATTGTATTGAAATGTCTAACCAAACCTTTGTACCTGTTTGATCAATTATCTTAACTACTAACCGGGCTGCGCTCATTTCTGCAGCAGTTAATACCAATGAATATGTGCCGCCTTCATCGGTTGGTAAGTTGCTTGTATTGGTTTCCGTTCCTTCATCTTTCATAATGGTTATGTCACCAGTCGCAAAGGTGGCGTCAACCCTCATATCCACTCCATCGACTTCATGCAGATCAAAGTTTAATGTGTATGCTTGATTGTATTTTTGACTAGCTCTAATTTGCATTATAAACCCCCTAAATAACTGTCTAGCCAATCAGCTTCTACATCAGCCTGTAGGCTATCTCTAAATTGGATCCGGCTCGCTGTCGATATTGCGGGTGCCTGGTTAAGTAATAAGTTGATTTCTTTAAGCTGCGCCCAATCTTTAAACCATTCAGCCTTAGCTATTTCTGCCGCTGTGGGTGGTATAACCACATCGGGAGTAACATCAATAATTGTGCCGACTAGAGTTGTAAAATCAAAGGTCTTTATCTGTTCATACTGTTTGACATTAGCTTGAACATGTTTCTTGAGACTAGCGGCAGTTGTACCCCTAAATCTAAAAGTATCCTCACTAATCTCACCATCGTCAATATACTCTACTTTCATTTTCCAGTAGGTGTTATGCTCTTCTGCTAGTTTTAGTTCTGCTGTAATAGCCATTTTAAGCCTCTATTCTTCGTCTAAATATTGGTATTCCAGTTGGTCCGCCGCCTGACGCTTCAGCTAATTCAAACCCTATGGATGATTTAGTTGTTCCTCCATGAGTCCAAGCTATTGTGTCGTCCGTTCCCGTTGTGAAGGCTGTTGCTAAACCATCCCCACCGGCTTGATCTTGCTGTATCTCAGTATCGCTAGAGGTAAAGGAGCCGCTATCAAAGCCTACAGCCGCAATACTAACGGCCGTAGAAGCTGGAGTACTATCAAAAGTTACACCCGCGTTATTAGCTCCGCCACCCCAGGCATTACCTACTTTTGATTGTACTGGGGTTTCATCACAACCTGTTACTTCAATAACCTGTAATACAGCGGGTCCAGCCCCACCATTAAACAATACTGTACCAGAACTACCATCACCAACAAAAGACTGGGCATAAACTCTACTCGTACCATCATCAAGGATTGCTGTCATTGATAATGTTTGTGAGTTACTGAATGTAGAGCCTCCAGCATTTCGACAAAAACCAAAGACATAGAACTTTGAATCTGTGGTAAATGTAATGGTCCCTGTTACCAGGTTTGCTGAGCCATTTCCTCTGGTAGCTTGTCCTACTGCTGTGGGTGTTCCTGTAGCCATTAATACAATTTCCTGGGGTAGTTATCAATAAATCTCTGCAAAGAAAATCGTTTAACCCTGTCTTTTATCTCAACCGTACCATTGAGATAGGGCGGTCTTTCTCGGTCGTTATCGCTTAAACCGGTAGGAATAACATTGACTTTGATCAACTTTTCTAGTGAAAATTGCAATTTTCTTTAATCTCATCGGTTAGTTTATCGAATCCGCCGTTATTATCAAGATGATCTCTAATCGTTATCGCGCTGTCTTTACCGCTTGGAATATCAGTTAAGTTATCCACATCAATAAAATAGCACCATCCACCCACATCAATATATAACATTTTATCCACCCTGTGTATTTGAACTTCATCAGCGACCAACCCCTGCATATAGGTTAATTTGGTCTTAAAGGGTACGATTGACTTTTTATACACATAGCCCTCACACATCGAAATAGAGACTAACATCCAGTTTAATCCTGTGCTTATTTTCTTCATTGCTCGACCCTGGCTAACGGCGCATACAACCTTGCTTTTTGATGTTTTCTCTTGGTAAATATTAAGGTTGTTCTTTAGTGTTTCGCGGGGCATCCAGTAATCTTGTGATAAAGATGTCAGGCTAAATGTTAATAATATAAGGGTGATTAATTTCATTTCTTCCACTCTCTGATAGCCTTTTCAGCCCCTCTGGAAACCACGTAACCACCTAAACCGACCTTAACAATATCTAATAATGAGGCTATTTCTTCCGGTGTGATATTTGGGGCTGTGAATCCTAGCCAGTGAGCCGCCACTAATCCAACAAAGACTAGCATAGTGATAGGTCGCCAGGTTCTAGTGAGCCATGACTCGCTGTTTGCTTCGGCCATTATCACATTAGCCGCCGTTTCCAACTCTTTGAGTTTGCCGCTTTGAATGAGAGCTATAAATTTAATTTGAGCTTCTTCAGCGTCTTTAGGATCGGGGAACAAGTTGGAAAACAATTGTTTCCCCATATCGAGAAGTCCGCCTAAAATTGGTATTGGTATCACGTTATCTCCAAGGTGCCAAAAGTACCGGCAACGGTTAATAGTTTCTTGAGTGTCGCTTTTGAATTACTGACATCAGGAATAGAATCTCGGTTTATCCATTTAATCCCATCACCAACCAGAATACAGCCGAGTATTTGGCTGGTGTAATTTCCTGCATGAATTTGAATATAACTTCTATCGGGTACGGCTCGAAGCTCTAATACAGATCCATTGTGAGGGCTTTCTCTAAAATAGTAATCGTATTTACCGGGAGGAATGCACGAAATGTCTTGCTGATTGTCTAAATCTGGGAGCTCTAATGTAAAACATTGGAAGCCATTAATTGACAGTCTTCCTATTGTGCAATCATCGTGATGCCAGCGGTTAATTTTCATTGATTAGCCTCTCTATTTACCTATAAATGGTGCTAGCGCTTGAAAGGTAGCAACAATGGCAATGATGATTAGTGCCGCTATAACGGAATTCTTACGAATATTGGTATTTTTTTCTTTCTTTTCTTTCTCTTCCTTACTGTGTTCATAGTCGATTTTTAGTAAAAATATCTGCTTTTCATTTTCTGCCGACCTATTGTCATTATCTTTTATATAATCTTTTAACCTATTATCGCTATCCTTCATGTAATCTTTTAACTCTTTACTTAAATCCGTTAGACCGTCACCTAATCGACTTACTGTATCCGCGTGTTTCTCGTCCCTTTCTTCCCGCCTGATACCTGCTTCTATTAATTTTCCGGTTTGATCGGCTAGCTCGCCTATATGATTAGCTAAATCATCAATCCTTTTGTTTGTTTGATTGGCCGAGTCTTTCAAAACCCCTATCAATACGCTCTCTACGCTCGTCTTTTTCTTTTTGGAGTTTTCTTGACTCATCGTTCAACCCTCGATGTTTGAACCCTAACGCCCAACCTATCCCCGCTCCCAGAGTAAACGCAATAGCGAAGAAGAGTACAGATAAACCCTGTATGATTAACTTTATTGTTTCCCATTCTAATTCCATAGCCGACCATCCATAGATAAAATAAACATAAGAGCATCAAAATTGCTGCTGGGTATGGGTATATAGTATATATCAATTTATGAACCATATTCGAGATGAAATAGTAAGAGACAGCAATGTTTAACAAAACATTAACTAGCAAAACTCGCCTAACAAATATAGCCTCCTTCAGTCTCCATAATTTCCATATCACCGCCACATTCACACAGTTGTATAGCTGGTAAATAAACCATCTATTACCTTCTATAGCTCTAAACTCTAGGAAAAAATAACGATAAACCACATTACTAACAACAAAGAAGCATAAAACGAAAAAGGCTATATCTCTATAACCTTCTTCGACTTTGTAATACAGAAACAATGCCAACAATATGCAAATACCGTCAAACATTACTTTTTATTTCGCTTTTTAGCTGCTGCTTTGGCTTTGGATGCTTTCTGCGCCGCCGTTAGATTCTTTGGTTTAGGGCCGTCTTGCTCTGTTGGTGGACACATTATGCTACCTTTAAATAGTTGAGGTCTTGAAATTCTGCCAACACTCCGCCGTAAACTCTAGCAATTGCTACAGCTTCTTCGATGGTCTCGATCTCAGAAAAGATAATCTGTCCCTTTTCTGTGATTTCCCACCCAGAATCTTTGAGTGTGAATTTAAGCATTGTCTTGGCATTATTCTTAACCTTGATTAGTGAAGTGTGTATTATAAGGGATTGAGGGAATTATCTCAAATTAGGGTTTAATTGAGGGATTCAATTATCTGCTCAGCTTCTCTTACCTTTTCTTCAGTTAAGAAACCAGCGGCCTTTAAAATTTCAATTACTCTAGTATTTTGATTAACCTCTACTAACAATCGTTTAACTCTATTTTCAGATTTATCAAGTCTTTCATAAGCATCTGCTAACTCTTTCTTTGTCGCTTCTAAGTTCATCTTCTTGTTTCCTTTATTGGTGGGTTAATAGCAACCTTGGGAGTCGGTTAATGTTTTATTAATTGCGTGATAATGAACCATATGAACAGAGTTTAAACACCACTTACAATCAACATTATCTCCGTTTGTGGTCACGTTTTCTCGAACGTACCCACAAGCTGATTGATGATTATATTCTAATTCTGTTTGTCCTTGGCTTCTGCAATCAACACCAGGTACCTTTAAATGGATCTTAGTCATTTGCTTTACCTTCCTTTATTGTTAAGCTGATAAAATATCTTTACGGCAAGACCACATAAACAGGCACCATGCTTTTGGATATCCTTTAATGTAATTGAAGTACTGAGTGCTGGTAGGGTCGGTATATTCTAGCCAATTGCCTAAAACGTAATGCTGTGACTTACGATTGAACCATTTGCTCAGTTCAATAAACTTTGATATTAACGGTGTAAGTGCAATCAACACCAATAGACTTGCTGCTAAATATATAATCATTTTGTTTTCCTTTATTGTTAATGTTAAGAGATGTTAATAAATAGGTGGTAATGGTAAATTTGGTTCAATATAGTCCATAAAGTGAGTGACTATTTCGCCGCTCTCATCCTCGAAACCTTCTATAGTTTCAGATCCGTAATTAACACGACCAACCCAAACATTTTTACCATTAGATAACCATGATTTAACATGCCGCTCGCATTCGTATGTCCCTCCGTATCTAGCGTAAGCGGTGGTGGTAAAGTTATCAGGCTTCATCGAATCAAGTCTTGTCCAGTTGTTTTCCATAATTAACCTTTTTAAAGATGTTTAACATAAAGAAGTAACTGTCAGCCTTGTTACTCAATTCTATCTAGTATCGGTATGTAGTGTGAGAGTCGTTTTGTAAGTCTTCGCTTAGTCACTCTGTTTTTAGAGGGTAGCATTAAATCAATGTTACGTGTCCACTACTATTTCCACTAATTTCAGTTAGTTAGTGACCACTTACCATGTGCCGCTTATCTTATGTATGTAGCCGTATTCCTCATCACTCCACACCTTTTCTATTGAGCCTAGCTTGTGAATAATTGAATCTTCTTTTAGTACCGCATCCATTAAAGCCTTTAACAAGTTATCTAAATCTGGCGTTTGTATATGTGGTTTCCCTTTAAGCTCCATTTTCTTTTTCTTACTCCATGACTTAGGCATAGGCATGAAGAACTTGATTGAGTCGCCATTCTCAACCGTGACACCCTTTAACCGGCATTCATCAGCAAACGCCCTGTAACGCATCACACAAGGTCTTTTCTTCCACTTGTCCGAACGAGTCTGTCTTGGCTTTGGTACTGGCGTAATGTCGTATATCATGCTCGCTCCAATATAGTTAAATATTCATCTTCTGACATTGGGTATTCTCCGAATTGATCAAGGTATTCAGACATTAAATCAGTCCATAGCTCCTTTTCAGTAGACCATCTTGATTCAAAGTCTCGTTTGTTCTTGTGGACCGATACCCCGTCACTTTGCGCACTGTGATGGCCGTCACATAGACCAAGAACATACCATTCACCCGCAAAGCCATCAACACCCTTTAGTCGCATCCTTGCGCCCTTAATATGATGAATTAACGCTGGTTGATTATCGATTAAACAGCCAAAATCCCTACACCATTGATGGAATCGCTTTTGTGCGGCTGTTGGTTGTCCGTTCATTTTTGTTTATCCCAATCTTTTCTTGGTAATTCGTGGTGGTCGAAATGGTTAATTAGTTGCTGGATGTATTCAGACGCTTCCTTTAATCCGAATAGCCTTGTTACAGAAGTGTATTTCATTGCAAGCCGCCTCTCTTCTTCTGTTAAGACTAGCATTTGTTTGCGCCAGATTGCAGCCTGTGCAGGATCATCTATTAATAATATTGGCATTCCGTGTGTGTATTTACAGTGATTTTCTAAACTTTCTCTAGATTGCCCTGATTGCTCAGACACCATATTATAAAACTGTTGAATCCATCGATTTTGGATGTCTAATTTAGACGCTGTTTTAATGGTTACTATTAAATATTTATCAGCTTCCCATCTGGAGGGAAGATATCCACAAAGGGTTTTAACTCCTTGAGATGAGTTAATTGTCCATTTATTTTGCTGTTTGGTTTTCACTTCTTGCCCCTGTAAATATAAACGCCGTACAGGTTGCCGGTGTTAGCGTTAGTACACATGATACAATCAATAACATGGTCCTTTCTTAATCGTGAAATATATTCGCCTCCGTTCGTTGATCCGGTTGTCTTGGCTATCAAGAGTTTAGTCACATAGCCATTTGATTGGATGTACTTTAGTATTTTCTCTTTGATGCCCATATCAGCCTCCGATGGCTTTAACGTGTTGGCGAAGGTAGATATTAAAAGGATGTGTTTTTAACTCTCCCGCCCAAAATTCGATTTGAAACTTGATAGGCTTTGGGCCTCGCTTTGATAACTCTTCTAGCTTCCGCTTTGCCTTGTATGCCTTAACAACGTCTAACCCTGCAATAACGTCTTGAGTATCCCATAACCTTGTTCTGTGTCCTCTTGAGGCTCTATCGCTTACATGAGACTTGATGAGACCTTTCTTCACGTAATGCCAGAAAGTCCAGATTGATACGCCGTGGATCTTTGCGCCTTGCTCTCTTGTTATTAGTTTCATGCTATCCCTCGTTTAGTTGGCTAGGCTGGCCTAAAACAGCCTAGCCGGGCATTTGCTAAAGGTAACTAAAATATCAACCTGTAGCACCCGAAAACCCCAATTAAGGGGTATAAGGGAGAATCTTTAAGCTCACGGTCTCTCCGCCTTTCGGTTTCACAGGTTTGTGGCTCGCTTAGTTTATCTCTATGGGCGTTACCCCTGCGTTACATTGGCTTATCCTCTGTTGGTCTTGAGCTTATCTCTACTCTTATCGTAACCTGCGTGTCGCTCACTACGCTAGTACCGCCTTACCCGCAGTTAAGCGGGTGTTGTGGGTTATTTGGTTGTTAAAAAAGCGCCTCTTCTAACTCTTTTAATGATTGATGGATTTGGCTGACCGTATCGTTAATCCTAGTGCTGCCACTGTTAAGAACTTCGAGAAGTGTTGTGGTATCTCGAATCTTTTCCACCTCCGCTATTGGTGGACCATCTTCACCGCTAACCCTTCTTTTTATGGCGTTAACTTGGTCTAAGACGTTTTGAATGTCTTTTATGGCTCTATTTAATGAGGTGTGTTTATCCTCAGAAGTTTCGACCATTCCTGTTGCTTGTATTGCTTCGTTCATTTTCTTATTCTCCTGTTGTGGGTTATTTGTTGCGCTTATTTCGTTTAATTTGCGCCCTTCGATTCTGCTTGAACATAGACCGATGCCCGTTTTTTGTGCCGTTCATACCTTGACTATGTTGAATTAGTGCTGCCTCTGCTAACATTGGCGTATGTGTTGCCATTGCTAAAAGTATCATTTGTCTGACTTTCATTTCTTATTCTCCTGGTAAACGTGATTTTCTTTCTGCCGACTCTTGGCCCATCTTGTAAATGACCTCCAAAGCTATCAAGACATTTTTGTATTCGAGCGTTGATTGGCTCATCCATTTAGCTTCGTTCTTTAGTGTTTCTAGATCATCTTTATTCATGTCTTTACCCTTTTGTATCGTTGTATGCGTGGATTGCTTGCCACATGGCGTTAAGTATTCGTCTTTCAGCATGAGGAAGTTGATCTAAAACTTCATTGATATCATCCTTCATGTTTGTGTTGTTTTCAAAGGCTTCTGCCATTGTGTATGCTATTTCTTCAAGTTCGTTAGTATCCATTGACCTGCCTATTGATTGCTGAATGTATTAAGGAATTTCTCTAACTCTTCGCCAGCTAAGTAATCAACTTTTTCTGGATTGACGGTTTCTGTGTAATCTTCACTCTTTGCAAATTTGGTTATCTTTGTTCTTTCATCTGATGCAAAACACTTCCAAACTGCTGACTGTTCTTCAATCATTCCGAACTGTCCGAACATCTCGCTTAACGCTTGCAAATCTTCCATCTCATACAATTCATACATTGTAAAAAAGACTTCTCTTAATGCCGATGGTAGGGCGTCTGGGTTCATTCCTTTCTTCCAGTTTCCGCTTTTTCCTGCTGGTCTATCGTTGTCAAAATCAATCCCTTCTTCGTTTTCAAGGTTAAGCATGTGAACCGCTGTATCTAGTCTATCCACTTTGGGCCAATAACTTGAGGCTCGCTTAACGACTGTTTTTCTAATCATCTGTTCTGGATCAGTTAACCAGGGTCCGGAATTCTTCTTATAAGCCATTGATCGGTTTCTAATGTCGTAAACAGCGTCTAGGCTCATCTCTTCCGTTAAGTAATCGCCATCACACGTTTTTACCGTACAATAGACCCCAACGATAGCCCCTCTGTCTCCAAAGGCGTTAAACTCATGCTTTGGCGCTTTGTCGATGCCCTGGCTCATGTATGTGTCATTACCTCGGACAATCTTAGCCTGACCCCACATGATTGACCCACTCATACAAGCTAAATGTAATAAGCCCATATAAGAAATATCCAAACAAATCGCTGTTGGCTGCTTTGGTCCTGGGCTTCTTGGCACTAAGTAGGCATGTTTTAAGGCTGGGTTAAGGCTGATACCAATCGCTGAAACATTGATAATGGCGTTCTTTAAGCTCTGAGGGTTTGCCCATGCTGTATCGTCCAGGTATTTGTTTTTACCTAATAACTGGATAGCGAAGTTTAATTCTTTTTTCCAGGTTATCTTTTGGTCAATTGATACGCTAGCAAAGTCACCTTTTACAAGCTCTAAGACTTGAGTATTATTGATTGGCGCTAACTCGGTTGATTCTTCTTTTTCAGCGTTCATTTAATTGATCTCCAATAATTCGCTTTTAAGTATAGCTAGGTCGATATAGTTTAAATCCGCTTCTTCTGCTTTGATTTGCGCTTGCTCGTCAGAATAGTTGAATTTATCCCAAGCTTGAAGGAATGCGATTTGATGCTGCTTTAACTCTTTCATGCGTATACCTCAACAATTGCGTTTAGTGCCATTGCTGCGATAAATCCTAGACACCAGCACAAAGCCTCTATTCGTTCTTTAATTGGAAGTCTTTTCATTGGTTTTCCTTATATCGTTCAACGGCTAGGTTTTCAGTGTCGATGACATCGTAATCAATGACTTTATATTTCAAGCCTTCAACCTCAACCTCTTCAATTTCTGCGTGATACCACTCTGGTTCGTCGGCTAATTCTGGATAATGCTTTACACTGGCATCTATCGAGATATCTTTGTGTGGCACTAGGATGGTTATTGCGATTGTGTCATTCATTAGATTTTCACCTTTAGCTGCTCAGCCAAAGCTCTATTGGCAACATCTGAGTTTGACCGGCCTTGTTTCTCTGCGTTCTTTTTAACCTTTTCTATAACTTTTTTATCTAGGTTATATGCTTTAACTTCTTTCATTGTGTGGCCTTCCGTTGATTTGAGTGTTTATAATAGTTTATAACTGTTAATAAGACAAGTGCTTTCGATGAAATAGGTTAAATAAGTTAAAACAACCCTGGCTGATGATCTTCTGCGATCGACAAAACTATTGCTTTTGATTCAGTCATTAGAATAGTGCCTTTTGCCGAGTAGCATCGTTAAACCTTGCTTGAGCCGCTTCAAAATAGCTTTTATCTAGTTCACACCCAACAAAGTCAACGCCGTAATAGTGGGCTGCTATGGCGCTACTACCTGAACCCAAATGGGTGTCTAAAATGCGCTCACCTACTTTTGAGTACTTATTTAATAACCATTCATACAAGCAAACCGGTTTTTGTGTTGGGTGTATTTTCCCGTTTGATTCTTTTATATATTCGTCAAATACGGTTACTTTTCCTTTTTTGATGTTAGTCCAAGCTATCTCTGCATCTGAGAAATGACAGTTTCTGTTTTTCTTATCCCAAATAATAACCGTTGTCGCCTTGCCTAAATAATCAAAGAAATGATTACCGCCCCAAACTATTGCAGCTTTTGAGACTCTAAACAATTCATCGAAATACTTTTGATCGGGTAAATTATCCCAATTTTTCAGCTTGTCGATCTCTTCTTTTGATATTGAATGATTACCCGATGCGCTCCACGTTGTTATTCCATAAGGCGGATCGACAATTGCTAGGTCGAATTCATTATCTTTTAGGGTTTTCATGTACGACATACAATCTACGTTTAATAATTCAATCATCGACACTTACCGGGTAACTGGCTTATCTTATCGTTACATTTGCAATAGAGAATCCCGCTAACACCTCTTGGTAGTGGTGGGTATTTCCCGCATTTCTCGATATCTGATTCAATATCTATTTTCTCTTCTCTGAATGTCTCATCTATCCAGGGTTCTAGCGTTGATACTAGGGCTAGGAATAAACCGAAGAAGAATAGGACTATGAGATAGCCTGATAGCCTAGTCATTACTGTTCTCGTCAATTAATTTTTGAATCTTGCTAACTTTTATTACTTTAGTGCTTTGACCGCATATAGTTCTAGCTATTAAGTCTGCTTGTATTAACTCTTGTAGCTTATTTATGGGGACTGAGTTTTTAAGCTTTGTGTTTAAAACAGCTATACAGCTATGATTTTTCTTGCCTTTGTTATATCCGCATTTTTGGCATTCTTTCATTGTTCTATTCCTCTTGGTTAAAATGCTTTCTAAACCTTTTCTTTAGGTTGCATAAGGCTTCATCGTTCAGTCTTGGATCGTCTGGTATCAGTAAATAACCAATATCATTAATAAAGGATTCAACATCGTTATGGATGCTTTCTTCGATAAAGGCTAATATTTCGTCGTTAGTTATATTTGTTTTCATCTTCTCTATCTCCTAAATTACTTAGCTAGTCTATGGCGTAAATTAATAAGCTTAATTATGGATACTTTTGGCGCTCTGCCATCAATAGCCGCACCAACAAGCCGCCTTAAATCCTTCTGCTCTCCATCACTGAGACAAACAGGTATTTTTTGCTTATCAAAATTGATCTGTGGAATATTTACTTTTAACATTCTTTATTCTCCTATCTGCGTTTATTGCTTCTTCAATCTTGCGACTAAATCATGTACGTTAACCGTTGAGTTAGTGCGATCCGGTGGTTAAAATTACCTACCTTTAAGAAAATCTATTAATTCTTTGATATTCTCGTTAGAAATCCATATTTCAGCGTTATCGTCAGGATCATGAAAATGGAAACCTTCCTTATCTTTCGTGACATTAATTCGAACATGATGATCTTTTGTTTCTAATATAATTTTATCACTCATTTCATTCTCCATTAGTTATTGCTTCTTTAATCTTGCGACTAAATCATGTACTTCCGAATTACTTTTTGACTCTCTTATTTTCGCTAACTCATCCAACCTGCTAGCCATTGGGTTAATCTCTCTAGCCCCACCTTTCGGCCTGTTTAGCTCTTGGACGGTTTCAAATACATCGTCAAACTTTTCGTGTCTTAGGTACTTATCTGGCGTTACTCGAAAGTTTTTATCCGGTGTTTCTTTGACGTATCCAGGTAAATTCTCCCATATTTTCGCTATTTTCTTTTTGCTTAATCGAAACCAGAGCGCCTTTGCTTGCTTCTGATTGGTCTTTTTACCGTACATTGTGAGGAACTTTTGAAAGTCCTTTTCTTTCTCATCGTCTGATTGTTCGCTCTCATACTGCTTTAGGCGTTGTTTAAGGTCTTTGTTATCAGCTTGTAGGATTTGATAAGCCTTGGTAAATTCAGCTCTTAGGCAGGTTTTAAGGTCTATCATTGGTCTTTAATTTCTTTTTGTAATTTATTAACAGCTTTTTCATACCCAACAACTATACGTTTTAAATCTTCTTGGTAGGCTGGCGGCAACAAATTACTGAACGTAACCATTAAAACTTCTATCAAACCTTCTAAAGCGCCAATTTTCATACCAATAACAGCGATTGTTTTCTCTAATTCACTCATTCTTCTATCCTCTGGTGGTTAAAATTAAATACCAACCCAAACTAACTCTTTATATTCCTTGTCTGGCGTTTTATGTATCTTTGTCTCGATGGTATATTGATCTTGATATATAGTTAATTGCTCTTCCAACTCGTTCATAATATGGTTAATTAATTCATTATTAACACAGTAATCAGATCACCAAGCTACCACCTTTAAAGCGTCACAAAGCTCTGTAACTTCGGTATTATCAAGGTCTAGGTAAACCTCCAATTCCTCTAATATCTTTTCGTGGCTTCTTAAACTCACTTTATCTCTCCTTTTTAAATATAATGGTCACTATCTAGCCGTGATTGGCGAATTTGCCGTGTAGCTCTGTTCTCTTTTTAGCAACAATACTGGCCGCTTCTCGTTTTTTCTTAAACCCGCCTAAATAATAAATAACATGATCGTGAGTTATCCTTGCATGCCATCTGCCATGTTTAAAGAAAACTCCTTTTATTCCTGATGTGTTGTTTTTAGGCATCTTTGAATTGGCCATATTTTGACAATGACTACTAGGCCTCAAATTCCAAAGATAATCACCTATTTCCTTTCCGTACTTATGATCGAGATATTTAGGCATGTAACCATAATGATATAACCAAATTAATCGATGGGTGTAATAACTAATTCCATTAATTCTAATTCGTCTATACCCATTAAAACCTGTATTTCCAGCGATATCACCAGCTTTATATCTTTTACCTCTATCAACTCTTCTAATCAATTTACCTTGTTTATAAGTAAATAATTCTTTAATTAATTCCTGAGTTATATGTTTCATATATTAGCCTTATTGTAAATCCGTTAGATAATAGTATGCCCTATACCCAAAATATTGAGTATTTCACACTATTAGCCTCATCGATCACCGCTGAGATTTGTAGCAATACTTGTTTTACTCTTCTATTACCAACGTCAAGTATTTTTATATAAGCCTACGTCGATAGGTAAAGTTTGATAACTAGCCAGTCGAACATTCGTTACACCGATAAACTGGATCGAAAAGCTGAAAGGAAGATATATCATCTATCTGAGGAAGTGTTTATATGAAGGGGAGCTAATCATTTGATGAACACACCAGAACTAGCTAAGAACTGCCTTCCATCGCGACCGGACCGGTTTTTCGATCAACTCCACCACATATAAACACTAAATCAGTTTAACCAGGAAGGTTATCGACAGGCACAAAAAAGAGCTTACAACTGTCGTCATCGCGTCTAATAAACCTACAGAGAAAAATTTGTTAGTAACGACATGTGTAAACTCTTTCACTCTGTATATTATGTAGGCTGCGAAACCTAACTGATTAAATCAGCCCTACAAGTATAAATCTATTCGTTCTTATTATCAAGATTGTTTAACTCTTTTGCTAAATTCCTCTTATTAATCGTCCGAACAAGCTTATGCTCTATAGTCTTGCCCTTTGCCCGCGCTTTCTTACTGCGATTGTTTCGATAAGTATCGCAAGGGTAGCTGTCATGCCCAGGACAACAAATATCAACCTTTGCTATCTGTGTTAGTTCTCGCTTCATCTATAATCCTCCTACCTGTTATTTGGATTGATATTTCGGAAAGTCATTACCAGAATCATCATCGTAGCGCTCAACGCCTAAAAGCTTGGCCAGTTCATCTTGTTTATGATCGTGATCTGGACGTTCGCAGCAATTGCAACCCTCTGTTGCTATGTAATTGGCTACCGATTCACGTATTTTATCTATTTTCTTACTCATCACCCACCCCGCTTATAATTAATCATACTCATTACCATTCTATGGCCTATTTCATACGAACCTAGCATTTATCCCTCTCCTTTGTTATTAACGGCGATTGATGTATTCCAAACCTTACAGATTAGGGAAGCTAGATCAAACTCACCATTATTAAACCTTTTGCAAACAGCGTCCAATTCAAGGAATTCACCATCAATAGGCGCGTTTCTCAACTTACTGATTAACTTATCTTTAGCTTCTAACTCACCGGTTAATTTAAGTATTAAGTCAGTGTTTTTATTCTCCGCGTCTTGACGGTCGGCTATTTCTTTGTCGGCTTCTTCAATAATTGCTTGAGTGCTGTCACTTTTCCAAAGATACATTTTTTCACAATTGTTTAAATATTTGTCAACGTATTTCATATATCCCCCTATCCTGCTTGTGTTGCTAAGTATTTGCTGATGTTTTTAAGGTTCTTCTTAATTCGAATGCGCGTCTTCTCGTCACGCTGCTCAACCGCTTTGAACTCATCGACCACAATGTCCAATAGACCGCATATCTCTTCACTGTCGGCCCCGTTAGAGCGTACATAGTCAATTATGCTGCTTATTCTCTGGCTAGGATTCATTTTGCCTCCAATACTTTCAAAAGGCATTCAGCTAGTGCGCGTTGTAAATCCTTATTAAATACGTTCGCACAATAAGCGTAATCATTGTTGACAGCGTTGTATGCTTTAGCTAGATAACAATACCGATACCAAATATCATACTCAACCACTAAAGGCATTAAGTCTGACCAGTTGTTGAAGTCGAAATTTCCAGCGTGAACATGGTTAGAGCCGTCTAGCGTTGGTAAGAACATATCAGCCGAATCTTTGTGGCCTTCTGAAAATAACCCGTGCTCACCATGCTCTAAAACTCGCATAGCTATCGCCTTATTCAATTCAAAGTCTGTCATTTTCGATTACTCCCAAATCGTGCTTTGTTCTTATCATCCAGGTTATTGAGGTAAGTTGAATAGCCTTGTGGGATTAGCTCTATTTTGCCGCCCTTGGCTTGATATGCTTCAACCGCTGTCTGTAGTTGTTGAGACTCTATTTGCTTGTGACAGCGGAGTTTTGGCCCGTCTAGGTGGAAATAATTGGCTCTATGTTCGATGTAGTTCATAATACTGACTCCACTAATTTAGCTGTAAGATAAATAAGAGACAGGCCAATGGCTGTAATTGCAATCACAAGGCCAATCACTATAAATGCCCATGTCCTGGCGCTGAGTCTGAGATTCTTTATATTGTCGTAGTGTTTCATAACAACCCCACATAAGCAGTGCCAATGATTACGGCGATAAGGAATAGATATTTACATGTGGCTAATAAGTCTCTTGCTAGGTCTTGCTTGTTCATATCATTAACCCTCTGATTGATAGTTCAATTTCACTTTGTCAGCTTCCACCAATTGATCAATATAAACACCAGCCTTAATTTCGTGGTTGTCGCTATCAACGCGGCTGTACAGGTAGGCTTTGGTGTCAAATGATACGGATGGGTGGATATCGTGCCTTCGCTTGTTCTCGGCTTTCTTTGGGCGTCCTACTGGCTTGATTCCTTTTGGCTCATCTTCTAACCAACACATATAAGTTACTCTTTTAATTATCGGTACAATTATATTATTCTTAATTAGGTAGGATTGCAAGTTTTAATTTAAATGGGGTTAAAGGTTCCAGCGCCAACCTAATTGAGCTTGTGACATATTCCAATTTTCAAAATCAATCCAGCGTAAGGTTAGCTCAAAGTTATCAGTGATTTTATACCGTGTTTCAAAGGTTAGCCTTAAATCAGTGATTAAATCGTTTATAACCGCCGCCTCGCCGTATATCGACCAATTCCTTGACACTTGGTAGTCTGTAGAGAAATGAGCGCCTAAGCCCCTGTGATGCTTGTTATCGACCGATGTAAACTTTCCAATTCCTTCGGTAGAATGATCGTAATAGTTTTCTTGAATGGACACTTGATTAGTAGATAGTCCCAAACTAAAGTATTCATAGTCTTTGCCAATCTGAATCGACCCTCTGGAGCTTATCTGGCTAGCGTTTGATGTTCTCCAGGCTTGCGTGTATTTTAGTAATCCTTGATCGGGATGAGTGCTAAAGTTAGTCGTTGTATAACTTAATTTAATAAACCAATCGTCTGATGTGAGTTTAACATCATAGGTTGCGCCATTATTGCGATCATAACCCCAGGAACCCTTACCATCCGGGTCGAAATGATCGAGAGATAATTCCAGATAACCTTTCGCATCCCACGGCGCAAGTATACCAAGATCATCAAAGGCTTCATCACTGAATCTAAATTGAATGGCGGTCACTACATCGGGTAAGAAGCTGATATCAAAGCCTATACCGTGTTTTTCATAGGAGATAACACCAAAGCCAATCGCTTCTAGATCGTCGCCGTAACCGTACATAACACCGGCTGAAGCGCCTAAACATAATTGTTCATAACAAAGCATATCACGCTTAATGTAGCCACCAAAATAGGCTGTGTCTCCCATTGAGTTTTCAAACTTGTAGATAAACTTCCTGTCGAATTCAATGCCGACCAGGTTGTGGGTTTCGTTTAAATCGCTGTCGCCAGGGTGAGAGGACCACATTCCCAAGTGTAAATAGTTCTCAGCGGAGACGGTAAAGGATAATAACAATAATAGAATTTTCATAATTACCTCAGTGTAATAGCTCAGATTTAAGGGTTGCGGGGCAGTCTGTCTGAGTCAGATTTTCGGTCGCTAAACCTAGCCGCGCTGTCGATCATATCACCCTAATTGAACAAAAGTCCCCACATCGTCAATATACGCCCTAACATTCGCCGCACCGTTAATTGTTAACATCGACTTTTTATCGGAGTCCGTTGTGACACCACCGTCAAACATAGAATTAAACACCGCTTGAGAGCTGAACCATTGGGTTCTATCAAGGAAAAAGCGCCCCGTGTTATGGGAGAATTGAGTTAAATAAGTTGGCTTTTTAAAGGCTGCTGTTGAAAATACCTGGATAAATTCAAACTTATTGCTCGTCATACCTCTGGGTAGGTCCATTGTACCCGCGCCCCCCGCTCCACCATCATCAAAGAAAATGTTTTCAAACCCATAAACAATATTATCCTTAAAAACGGTTTGTATTAATGGGGTTAACAACGAATCATCCAAACCTATTACATACTCGCTATTTTGAACTGTGGAACCATTAAACCCCGCCTCAATAAAATCTTTCCCATTAAAAATATTGTTAGTGATAGAGCAATTTCTAATAAGGTTAGCAATAAATAAAATGGCCTTTCTTGGTCTACTAATGGTATTTCCTTTGATATTAACATTCACCATTTGACCATCTGGAAAGTTAGCATCTGCGTTGTCAGTGAATAACCGAATAGCCACACCGTTAGTTTGTGAAGCGTCCACCATTTCAATTATATTATCGCTCACTGTGATATTTCTCATAGGCTTATAAAGCACAGAAGAATCGAAAAAGTCTGATCGCGCATCAAGAAACCCCGTTAAACCGTTTGATGTGATATTGATTACCCCGCCAGGACTATCCCCAAAAGCTTGAATAGAGTTACTACTACACACCACATCAATTGATCCCACATTAATATTAATACCTCTATGGACGCCAACAAGCTCATTACCAGTAACGTTAATCCCTCTTCCTCTAATTTGGATTTGGGCTTGATCGCAAACCGTAATATCATCAACTGAAATAACATTACTATTAAAAACAATTCCCATTCCGCTTAAATAGACACAATGCTCTGATGAGTTGTAGATCATGTTACCTTTAAGAACGAACCCTTTTCCTGATCGATTGACGGTCCCTAAATTACTGTCAGAATAGGTGTCTGTTTCTTTATCGTCATAATCGTCATAAGTAGTTGTTAAGGACGCGCACACATCACACCATTCAAAATAATTGTCTGAAATGATATTATTATCTGACTCTGATCTAATCGTATGCATCAGCGCCCTTCCTGCAGTAGAGTGCGAGGTAGCGATAAAATCATTATTAGTAATCGTGATATTGTAATTCTTAGTTTTGTTGTAAAAACCTGATGTTTCAGCGTTTGCTTCAACCGGTGCTTGTTGATAAATAGCCCCGCTATCAATGGCCGTGAATTTATTTCCGGTAATCTTACACGTTTTGGTATTTTTAACCCAAATAGCCTGTCTACCATCCATGACCGCTTGACCGCTTGAGGCGTGGCGCGTGTCCTCACCGATAAAATGAATGCCTTCAATTAAAATATCCGTAATTTGTGACCCGATCAAATCGTCATCAGGAACCCCGATCAATAAAATAGGAAACGCTTTTACAAAAGTACTGATATCAGCATCTAATCGACGTAAAGACGCACCACGAACCGCAATCAATTGAATGTTACTATTTTCAATCTTAATGCCCCATTTATCGTTGGTTCCCGCGTGCTTAGATACACGATAATCACCGTTATTGGGGGTTAATAAGATAGTTCCACCCCCTTTAGCGCCCATGATTGCCTCGGCTCTTTGTATGCCGTCACTATTATCTGTTGTGCCATCACCGACTACGCCAAGCTGTTTAACGTCTAATTCACTATCCACTCTTAATACAAAACTGATTAAAGCATCGGCTACCCCAACAATAATATCAAAGGTGTTAGTAGTTACGCCTGAAGTTAAAACAACGTCATACGTCCCGCCGCCTCCGTTACCGGTTGAAAATTCAGCAGTTTTGACATTAGCGCCAACAGCCAATCCTAATATTGCGGTCATTGTGGTAGTCGTTGCTGTTGTTGTGTTTGTCTCTGTGCCTACAGCAACCCGATCCACATTATCAAACGGTCCCATATAAAAAGGACTGTTAGCGGTCGCATCTGAAGCGTTGGCAAATATTCCCCATTTATGCTTTCTGTCGATATAGGGTAGTATTTCATTGCCCGAAACCTCCCACTTACCCTCTGCATTTGCCGTTATAGTTGCCTGTGGGCTACCACCGTTAGCATCTATAAAAATACTAGTATTAGTAGTAGATCCAGGAAGAAAGGCTTTTAATACGTACCCACTACCCGCTGTACCCGCTGCATCAACTATGATTGGGTTTGGTACATCGCTCATTACTGAAAAACTCATTATTTTTTACCTTTTCTTAACGGTTTGGTTAAAGCAAATTCTTTCATCATATCTGCCGGATGAATCCCATCCTTTTTCATTTTCAAATATGCTTCTTCTGGGATAACAACGGCTTTTATTTTCCTTCCGTCCCTTTGTGCTAATTTTGTCCTATGATGCCCATCTAAAACAAAATAATCACCGTCAATTTTTGTCACTGATATGGTTTTGTTTGGGTCACCTTTAAAATTATCAATATTTTTAAATTTGCCCTCTGTAATTTCTAACGCTTTAGGATCAAACTCAAATAGAAAATCATTATCTTTATTAACCTGTTTTGGTTTGTATTGATCTATAAATTCAACATTAACAGAACCGTCCTTATTGTGACCTGTGACTTTTGCCTTTGAATCTATCTTTTTTATAGCCTTAAATTGATCTGCTCCCTCTGTTCCTTTCGGTAAAGTTTGCTTTTTAACGCTTCTTAATTCCCTTTTAACCTTAACCTTACCAAGTAAAAAATCTTTTGTTGTGCTCAAATCTCTTGGTTTTTCAGCCTTTAAAATCTCGGTTAACTTGTTTTCGGGTTTTACTGGGCTACTGGTGTTTTTTTTTACGTTTGGCGCTTCACCTTTGGGTTTGACCAAATCACGTAATACTTTTATTTTTTGGTTAAATACTTTTGTTTCTGATGGTGAAAAAGCTTTTTTAACAAACCCTGCAATCTCTTCCGCTGGTATATCGCCTCTAGCTAGCTTTCTACCCGCATCTAAAATATTACCTTTCAGTGAATTCGCTTTAGCTAAATCAAATATTCTCTCTAAATCGTCACTAGCTATTAGTAAACTTTGTACGTCATCTTCAATCGTTACGCCCAAATCTTTGAGTATTTCATCTATTTTAGCAATATCTCTTCGAATTATTGGACCCGTTCCAGCGTTTGAGGTGATCCGTTTCGCTTTATTGGCTAGCGTCAAGGCTGCGGTATCGCTGAATAAATCAACATCCTTTCCCGCTAACTTTTGGAACTTTTCAACAATTTCCACCGTCTTAGCAAATTTAATATTGGCGTTATCATATGCCTTTGAGGTGTTATCTAAGACTTTATCGATACCACTAGCTAAGTCAGTCATTATCTTTTGTGATCGACCTTTACCGATGCCGGTTGCCCCGCCTTTGTCGATATTTAGACCTTCTCTAATGGTTCTTTTTAATTCGTGAGCAAACTCAAAGCCTACGCTGTCATTTAACAAGTCATTCACTAATACATTCATATCCTTTTGACTGCCGCCGATAAATTTAGACCGCGAAAAGTCGGGAGTCACAAAACCATCCTCGCCCGTTTTAAAAGTCACGCCTAATTTTTCAAGTTCATCAAAAAACTGCTTTCTAGCTGCGCCGATATTAACTTGCTGACCTTTTAAGGATTTAGCCACCGCGCCGATCTGCTCTCCTGCGCTTGTATTTAACTTGGACGCCTCTTGAACTCTTTTAACAATAGAATCGCCCACCGTATCAGATGATCGACCTAAAAATTTAGGATCGTTTCTTCCTTTCACAATATCGTCAAGCATCTTGTTAATACCTTCTTTTGTGGCTGTATCTGCCCTTTCAAAGATGCTAACAGTCTTAGCTGTTTGATTTTCATTGCCTAAAAATTTACTTTTAAGCGCCTTATTGGATGCTTTGCTTGTTTGTATTCTACCGCTATCAGTCACAAATTTAGTCACGTTCTCAATATTGGTATTTCCCGCTTTTATCTCTGCAGCGATTAAATTCTGTTTTTGTCTTGCTGATAACTGTTCAACGAGCTTTCCGGTGAACTCTTGCTTTTTAGCCAAATTCTTACCAAATTTACTCACCAGGTTAGCAGGATTAAATTTAGAAACCGCTGCTATACCTGCCGCTGGTTTAACAAATGGCAAAACTTCCGCCGCTGTTAGTGGGGCTGCGACTGCTACCGACTCACCAACACCTCTAGCAATTTCCGCCCGTTCGCTTAATGGGTCGCCCGTCTGGATGTTTTGAACCGTACTAACTGGATCGGCTGCAAAGGACAAGGTTTGGCCCAAAGTCTCTGTTAATCCTTGTTGTGCGTTTTTTAGTTGATCGACAATTCCAGCAAATCCAGGGTTATCACCTAAATCTGTGATAAATTCCCCTATTTTAGCCGCAACACCTTGGCCGCTTTCTGATAATGGTGTTTGTATTTGTTCCTCAACTCGTCTGACCGTCTCTAAGCCCGCCTCTGCGTCTCCCTGTATAATGTCGGGGATTGCTTGAATTCCTGCTACTGACCTTGCAGGGATGCCGGTTGCTATGTTTAAACCAAGATTAGCCGCACCCGCAACATCCTGGCCAGTAACACCAAAAACACTAATATCTTTTAGTGGATCAAATTGGCTAGATTGTTGAGGTTGATCAAGCGTAAACCCCTCTGGAAGTCCTTGAGGTTGTGCCGGTTGATCAAGTGTGAAGCCTTCAGGTAATTCATTAGCCATTATTGACCACCCAATTACCGTTAGTGAATATTATGCTTTGGCCTTGCGCGTTGGTCGCTGTTTGGCCTTCTTTAAATTGCTGCGCTGGTGGGTTTCCTTGGTTTCTCTCCGCTCTACGCTTTGCCATTAATTTAGGGATAGTTGCCCCATCTTCAGCCAGGAATATTCCCGCATCTTCAATAGCGGTTAAGAGTTTTGTTTGCGCTTCAATTCGTTCTGTAAACCAGTCTTTTAGAGCGCCCTCATTTAAATTAGAAGGAACAGCCGTATCAAAAGCCACTTCAAGTTCTTTCTGTGATAATGCACCGAAAGTGATCGAGCCGATAACATCAAGCCCTAATCGGTTTTTCAGGTTGTCTAACGCAATTGTTTGAGGGTTATAGCTTGGGAACCACTTATCAATAGGACCGGAAGCCGCGCCTGAATCAATTAATCGGATACCTTCCCTTAAGTTGGTGATGTTTTTCTCTAATCCACCTAACCGTTTAAATAATTGTGTTGATAACGCTCCCGCGTCTTTGGCAAGAAGTTTTTGCTTTTCAATGTTAGGCGCTAGTCTGCCTTGAGCGTCAAGCTTGCCCTCTTCCTTGCTAGTGGTAATGGCTTTCTCTGCGTCTGCCACTTGGTCAACCGTTTCTTGTTTTGATGATATTCTTTCGATACCGGTTGCTGTTCCCGCGCCAGGTATTAGTTTTAAACCAATAGCTGCGGCTCTTTGGATGGCTGTCATGTCATTAACATCTTTCAACTGTCCATTAGGAAGAAAGGCACCCTCTAAATCGGCCTTTAAATCACCGCGCTCTCTTTGGCCGGATGATAATTGCGCTAGTTTACTGGGATCATTAATGAGGCCTTGGGTCCCTGCTATGGCTAGCTGTAGCTGACCATCAGAAAATCCCCGATCTTTAATATTATTGGTTTCAATGCCAAAGGTTGCTAACTTAGGCTCTATCTGACTAAATGCGGCCGCTCTCTGGTTTTCGGGAATAGTCGCTAAAGACCTGGCTACATTATTTAAAATAGTGGCTTTCTGAACGGCGTCACTTTGCTCATTTTGTACGCCCGTTCTTTCAAAACTTCGCTGCTGGGTTTGCAAGCCTAATTCTTTCGCCTGGTTTCTAATAGGAGCCGCCGCGGTCTCTCTAGCGATGCCTTGCTCTTGGCCTTGAATGGATAAGGCGTTTTGTCGTCCTACTTGAAAGGCTTGAACTGGATTAAATGGGGTAAAATGTCTCATTAGAATGGAACCCTCGAAGCGTCTACCGGCGGTGGACTACTTGTTGAAATTGGGATACTCCCGCCTTGTGGTTGACTACCGATTAATTGAGCAAAATTACTGATGCCGGTTGTTAATGCGTTGGAACGGTTAATTGATTCATCACCCCTGGTCCGGCCTATATTGCTTTGAAAACCTGAAATGTTATTAGCGGTGTTTAATATTCCTGTACCTGTTCCCGCCGCAGCATTCTGACCCAATGATAAAACATTGAATAATTGATTAAAACGCTGATTTTGTAGCTGCGGAATAATAGTAGACGTTAAATCAGTGTTAAATTGGGTTAAGTCTTTAAGAGTACCACCCGCACCCAAACGACCACCCGCCGCCGCTGACTCTTGGATATCTTCAAATCCTTCTCTACGCAGAAAATCAACCACCGGCGCAATTTGCTCTAGACCGGCTTCAGGATTAAATAATAATTCCCTTAAACCTTCCATCGACTCTAAGCCGAACTCTCTAAAAGGCGCTAGTAATTCCGTGAACTGCTCTCTAGCGGCTCTTTGCTCGTCTATTGCGGCGTTATCACCCGCTTGCTGCCTTCTTGATGCCGACGATGCTGATCGGCTTTGTATGACACTACCAACAACGACTGCACCAGCCACCCATCCACTCATGATAAATCACCTTTTATGCTTCTAAACTTAAGTATTTCGCGATAATTAGATGTAATCTCTTCACCCGCTTTAATATCTTTTTTTGCTATAAAATAAAACTTTCCATTTTCAGTATAGGGCGAGCTATTAGCGGATAATGAATGATTTGAATACCTTCCCGCTATGGTTCTTTTATTGCCTATTCTCGATGGGCAAATAATCTCACCTTGATCAATAGGCTCTTTGGTAAATAACCCTTTCCCTTGTACGTCTGAATCTTCGACATAAATATGGTTATACGTTGGGTCCATGTTCACAACGTCATCAGTTTTTACTATTTCATCCATCTGATCTTGATTCATGCCCAATTCAAGTAATAAATTGTCGTAATCTTCCTGGTTAATAAACTTATTATATTCATCAAAACTACCCACTGTGGCATAATCTAACCGTTTATCGGAGGGTACGCTTTCGGGTACTTTGTAAACCGTCATCCAGATTGTATCTTCTACTGCTAGACCCGCTTGACGCTTGCCAGCCTTAGCCTCAATCATATTATACCCTATATAGTGTTTCTTTGGCCCATCGGCTGAAACGATCAACACATTACCGCTAATCATGATCTCGATATGGTCCCGTTTATAGATTCGGCCTGTTACCAAAGCTCCGGCCGGTATAGTGAATTGTCTGCAATAAATTCCACCGGAATAAGATTCTTTTAATTGATATTCTTCGTCAGATATTTGAGGAAGTTTTAATAGTGCATTTTCCAGGTTATCAAACATCTCTCGGCACTTCTCGACAGGAAGTTTATCAAAACTCGGTTTTAACTCTGTGTTAAAGGTTCCGTTAATATCTAGTTGTGCAGTTAAATTCATGAACTTATCTCTGTCACGGTTAGTTTTCCATTGACGCGATCATCATTACCAACTTTGACCTGTATTGTACCACCGGATAAAATAGCTTGTCCGATGATACCAGGGGCTAGAAAGCTGTCCTTTTTCCTAATTACTCTCTCTGTCACCACTTCGTCAAATAGATCGGTTGATCCCGTTTGAGATAGCCTGATAGTAATCGTCGTATTGCTAGACGAATAGTTGTTAAACACAATCGCATCAATACCCGCCCTTAATATATCACCAGGCACAGTATAAATCGTTTGAAAGCTGGTGGTTAAATTAAACCCGTTGCCTTCGTCTGAAATTGGTATGAGTGGATTGCTAGCCATTATCCCAGGCCACCTCTATGGTTGTTTTATCTTTGTTAGGTTTATCATCTCGCTTCACTCGGTAACTTCTTTCAGCTAAAGCCTCTGTGACGTTGTTGAGAAGTATCCAGCTATTATCTGACTGTTGAACTTGTAAACCCTTCGGCCTTAGTCTTGTGTCAAATACGACTTTTGCTGTAAATTTTCCGTTAGTGGCTCTGGTGGTTATTTGGTCGTCAATCTCAGTGATTGCTAATGAATCGTATACTGGCCCTTCTGGGGGTTTATTTGATAAAGATAGAGCATTGGCAACCGATGCCTCTTGAATAGCCATTTAAATATCCTCCTGCCATGTTAGACTCGCTTGCATATCACCCGCCGCCCCGCTTGAGACTTGAGAAGCTATACAAAGCGTATTCCCTGGATTTAATACTGTACTTTGTGAAGCGCCTGAATTCAACCTTAATAGTAATGAGCTACCATTAACAACCGTGACAGTGCCCACTACAACGCCGCCCGTTACTGATACACTATCTTTCGCTACTTCCATCACGGATGAGTTTTTATCAATGTAAGAGAAATCTAAGTCTCCGCCATAAGTAGGATTGGCTAATAATTGGAAAAAGGCTGATTTATTTGCTTGTGTGGATGCAGACACCAGTGACGGAAAAATAGGGATTCGGTTGACTTTACCGCCAAAGCTGATCCGGTTTCTAAAACTTGCAATATTGGTCAACGTCGTACCAACCGATAATTGGTCATTAAAATCTGATCGTGCCGGTGTATCCCTTCTCGCTAGTCCTTCAATAAAAATACCCGCACTTGATCCTGCTGTGGTTAAATTACTGGTATTGCCTAAATTCCTGCATAACCAACCTATTCTGAAAGTGGGATTATTCACACTAGGCAAAGTTGACGTATTAGTAAATTTAATCATATGAACTAGCACAAATTCACCAGTATCATTATCCTCTAAAAAGAATTTAATCGCGCCAAAGCCCAAATATTGGTATTGGATTTGATAAACATTGCCTTTAGTGGGGTCTAAATTTTCGAGTATATCCTCGGGATCTAATCCAGGGTTTATTCTTGGATCGACATTCCAACTTGCTTGAGGCGTAAAGTTAATAGTGGGATCGACTCCGGCTGTTTCTTGCACCCATGCCGCGACCGCCGTACTACTTGAGAAGGCAAAACTCCCCATCGGTCCAGAGATTAAAGCTTGCGACACAACAACGTCATCATTGGAGGTAAAATTATAATTCACTACTTGAGAATCTAAACTCAACGCTATTTCAAAGGCGTTATGTTGCACCGTTCCCGCTGTTAAAGGCACTGTAAAGCCAGTACCGTCTACCGTAATTGTAGCATCCTCTCCACCGGCTGCGGGGGTTGTAATGGTTAATTCTTGGGTTTCCGCTTCACCATTAAAGGCATGAATCACTCCAAAAGCTGCGCCAATATAACCAAATCCGAATACATTTTCTGCGGTTATGAGTCCCGCGACCTGCTGAGAATCAGCGACTCCAGCGGTAAAAACTGAGGTAAATCGAGCTAAAGCGCCTTGCCCTGGTCGGTATTTTAATTGCGCTAATGACAATATACTGGCTAATCCTGCTGAATCAGTGCCAGTTTGACAAGTAAACTTGTTATCAACGATAGTATTTGTGCCACTCGCACCCGAATCTATTACTGTGAGAGTTTGATCAAACAATCCATATTCAGCGCTGATTTGTGAAATAGGGTTAGACTGTTCGGCCTTTATTTCGCCAAATGCGGTCGTCAATAGCTCTCTAGAGACATTTTCGCTCACACAGTACTCCAGTCAACGCCATCGAAGGCTAGCTTTGGTGCGTTTTGTTTAACATTAATCACTAAATCAGTTTTCCCGTTAATAGTTCCTATAATGGTTACTTTCGCCCCTCTCCGTTTTATAGTGACAATATCATCTTGTAAAGCTTGAGGGTCTAAAGTCACATTGATGCTCGATGTATTCTTACAAATAATGATCTGATTCCTAAAGGTCGTAAAGTCGGCCGTAATAGGCTCAACTTCAAAATCAACCTTTTCTAAGGCGTTAATCTTGGCCGCGTTTCTTGATACCCTGGAATTTGAACTCGTTAACGCTTGCTCAGTCGAATCGAGTAAATCTTCCCCACCACCTGATCGAATAAATAGATCATGCAAGAACCGGTTTAAATAATTAATCACCGGGTTAATTTCTGGATCGCTTGTCCACTTTTCAGGCCATTGGATAACAAAGGGATCGACTTTAGCCACTGGATAACTCCACGTCAGCGGAAAGCTTAATAAGCACCCATTTAATCGCATCGGTCATCGTAAATCGGAACATTCTTTTCTTGAACGTCCCTAATCCCCACCATACTAATTCATGCCGGTATTCACCTTGATCGCCAATGGTTAAAAATCGCTCAGAACTCCATGACCGCCCGTTATCATCAGAATATTGCATGATAATTTGTGAAGCTTCTGTCACTAAACTGGTGCCTGATTCTATTTCGAGTTTCAGGAAGTTCATAAAGATGTCAACCCCTGGCGTTCCAAAGGTTTCACCGTCAATCGAAAGGGTATCGCGCCTTCTCTGGATAGTCTCCCCATTGTCGGTATGAGTTTCAAAATCTAACTCGTAGACGTTACCATTTCGTCTATCAGTTACAAGGTGTTTGCCATAAATTAAATTATAGCTCGATATAAGATGTTGAGCGCCATTCGTGCCAAAAGCCAGATTGGTCCAGATACCGGCTGTTTCGTTGTATAACCATGTTTCATTCCCGATTGGAAAGGAAAGTAAGTAAAAATTCATGTTGTCTAAAGTAAAACACACGCCGAAAGCATTGGATACATCTTCATAGTTTTCGATGGCTTGACCAATCGCAGGGTTGCCAATCGGTCTTAAGCCTAAACCCGCCATTTGATAAACCACTAAATCACTGCCTAAGAAGTATAAAAAGTTGTTATTTGAATTAATTGAATGAACCGCCGCCGTTCCGATCTCATGAGTCGCATTTAAAATAAAAGAATAAGGCGGATTACCTTGTCCGCTGTTATACATGGGCTGGATTGAATCATCACCAAAGACTAAAAGCTGTTGTTTATAAGCGTATACCGCCTTACTATCATCGGCTTTCGCTTCTGCAATCGCCACATTGAGACTATTCACATTATCGGGGTCGCTTAAATTAGCAAAAGCCACATCGCCGTCTATTCCGTCATAAACCACCCGCCGATTAATATAAGCGACTGTATTCGCATTAGGCAAATCAACATCTGTCCCTTGCGTTAAGTCTGTACCGTCATATTGATAAGGTTTGCCGAATCCGGTAGTAATAATGAGATTACCTGCCTGATCTTCGACTAACACACATCGATTAGACCCTTCAATTTCTCCAAGCAATGTGACTACGCCGTTAGAGTCTATTTTATAAAGAGAATCACCCATAACCTCGTATAAAACCTTTTTACGCTCACCTGTTCCTCTAGACTCACCAAAACCAGTTGCGAAAGGCTTTAATCCAGGGAATGGTTGAAAGGATACTAATTCACCACCTTGTTGGTTAAGAGTCGCATAAAAGTTTCGAGTAATTTGAGCGCCAACAGGCAAGGATCGATTGGTATAAGTTGGCCCAATCAATGGGAGTGCAACGATAGCCATTAGTAGTAATAAGCCTCATTTTCATCCGTGAAATAATCATCTTGGAGGGATCGTCTAATTCGGGTTTCCGATTGACTGGCCCCTAATGCAATACGCTGGTATCTTTCACCAGCCACGCCATACTCAACAGTACGAGCAAAAGCCACTAGGAAAACGACCGGATCAACTACATCGTTGGGCACGTCTGCTGTTGAATCCCAATTAACAAGATCTTCAGCTCTTAGTCGGTCATAAACCTCAATATAAGCATTGTCCAGGTCGCTAGAGACTGAATTCTCTAAAGCTTGACCTAATGCCTTAACGCCTAGCTTAAAAGCTGCCTTGTCCCTTATTTCCGCCGCTGTTGCCATCTTTCACCTTCTTGGTATTTCTGGATTTAACAATTGAGAAATGAGAGTTATTTTGTATTTTCTTCAATGCGTCCTGATCAGTAACTTCAACAGGTTCATTGATTGGGAATGATATGCCTCTAAACGTAAAGCCGTTACAATCCCCTGTATATCGATATTTCATGATCTCACCTGAAAAAAAGGGGGTTTTTTACGCCCCCAATGGGATTAACTCTTAAACATCGCCTACTGCGGCAAACCAGCCCGTGACAATACCGTGATCTTTTAAATCACCGGTATCACTAGCGCCATCAGTTCCGAAAGTCATTTTGACGATTTCGTACCATTGACGAATAGCGATACCTTGCTTGTCACCATAATCGAATTCTTCTTCGATTGACTGGGGACGTTTAGCCCATGCCATAGCAACCGCACCCGCTCCACACAAGAAGCAAGGAGCCACATCAATAGCAGCCGCACCCGCACCCGCATCGACTTCAATGTCTTCCACTTCGATAATAGCGATATTATCAAAGATATAGTCAGCACCCGCAAAGATGGGGTTTAACTTTCCGCGATTTCTCGCTTCTCGGTTAGCTTGAAGAAATGCCGCTTCATTGGTTAAATCTCTTAACAACAGAGAAGGAACAAAGAGAACATAGCTATCACTCGTCATTCCACCTTGACGGGGCTTGATAGGCCCGATTTTAGGGGATGCGGTTTTAGCAATACGCTTCATTAATGTTAATGCGGCTGACGTTAGCTTATCCGCCGTATTGTCGATATTAGCCAAAGCCGCTGAATGGTCAACACCAGCATTCGACTTTAGAGCGCCAAATAGTACACGATCAGCGTTATCCACTAGCCAAATATCTTTATTAGCTTCTGATGCCGAGCCGTAAGGAACGCCCAAAATTGAATTCATGGCTGTGATGACTTTGTCACGGGTTAATTCCATTTCCCAATTCATTAACGCATCTTGACCGGCGTTTCTTAATGGGATAGCTGTGAATTGATCTTCCAATAC